ATATTGCAATAACACCTAATGGTTCTGGTAAAGTTATATTAGATGGATTAAGCCACCCAACAGCAGATGGAAGTGCAAACCAAGTTTTAAAAACTGATGGTGCAGGAAACCTAGCTTTTGTAACACCTTTTTCAACATCATCACAAAACACATTTACGAAAGCACAATTACCAAGCACATTTACTGGTACTGGATTAACATTAGATTTTGATACATACCAAAACTTCATATTGACCTTATCAGCAGGGTCTAATTCATTAGCTAATCCAAGCACAGAAGCAAGTCAGATAGGTCAAACTGGGGTAATTATATTCATACAACCATCTAGTGGCTCGGCAGGTACAGTATCGCTTGGAACAGATTATGAAACAGCAGAATCAGCAGGGTTAACTTTATCAAGTGCAAATAATGATTATGATGTTGTGCCTTATGTTGTGAAAGCCGACAATTCAATATTGTTGGGAACTGCTCAACTTAACTTTGGGTGATTAGATGTTTAGTTCAGAAGCATGGTTAGCAAATCCATCAAGTGGTTTCTATAATGGTGTTGCTACACAGTCATTGAGGTTTGATGATGGTAGTTCAGCATATCTCACAAGAACACCATCAAGTGCAAGTAATAGAAGAACCTTTACTTTTAGTGCATGGATTAAAAGAGGCGTTTTAGATGCAGACAATGTTGGTGGTTCAAATGATACACCAATATTTTCGGCATCATCTGCTAATGGTCAACCAGTTGACGTTTTAAGAACTATGTCGCAACTTACTGCAGGTGCAAATATATTAATGCTTTATGCTAATCCCTCTGGTTCTTTAGATTATTCAGAAGAAACAAATGCTTCAATTCGTGATACATCAGCTTGGTATCATATTGTTATGGCAGTTGATAGCACACAAGGTACAGCAGGGAATAGAGTAAAATTTTATATAAATGGTACATTGCAAACTGCTGTTGGACAAAATTATGGACAAGTGCCACAAAATCATGATTTTCATTTTAATAATACTGTAGCACAAGAGATTGGAAGAAATGCAGGTAATACTGGTAGATATTTTGATGGGTACATGGCAGAAGTTAATTTTGTTGATGGTTATCAATATGATGCTTCTTACTTCGGTGAAACAAAAAATGGTATCTGGATAGCCCAAAAATATACTGGCTCTTATGGAACAAATGGCTATAGATTAGAATTTAAAAATACAAGTGTTGGAAGTGGTTCATCAAGCACAATAGGTGCTGATACTAGTGGTAACGATAATCATTTTACATCTAGTGGTATAGTCGCATCTGATTGTAATATGCCTGATAGTCCAGAAAATAATTTTTGCACATTAAACCCACTTCATGGAGCAAGTAGTAGTTACGATAATCAATTTCAATTAAAAGAAGGAAACTTACATTTATACAACGCTAGTGCATCTAATCAAGGTACTTGTGGAACTTTTCTAATGGAAAGTGGCAAATGGTATTGGGAAATTTACATCGCAGATACAAATAGCACTTACAATCATCATATTGGTGTGGTAAATGGTGCAAGTTATGTTGAGCCTTCATCTGGACCTCGTGCAATATTTAGAAATGATGGAATAGTTTATTACGAAAATACAAGTGGTAATAGTGCAGAAGATTCAAGTCCTTCTGCAATGGTTGCAGGAGAAGTATGGGCAGTTGCTTTAGATGCAGATAATAACACAATTAAATTTTATAAATCTGGAAGTCAAACAGGTAATACTATTTCTTTATCCGATCCTGGCAGTGCGGGTTGGAAAACTGTTACAATTACTGGTCAAGCAAGTGTTGATAATTCTTATTGGAATTATGGACAAGACTCAAGTTTTGCAGGGCAAAAAACTAGTGGCTCAGCAGGAGCTTCAGACGATAATGGTTTTGGAGATTTTTATTATACACCACCATCAGGACATCTAGCATTATGTACAGCTAATTTACCAGAACCAACTATAGGTCCTAATGCTGATACACAAGCTGATGATTATTTTAATACAGTTCTTTATACTGGTAATGGTTCACCTGCAACACATACTTTAGGATTTAGACCTAATTGGGTATGGGGTAAAAAAAGAGGAACTAATGCACAAAATCATTGGTTAATTAATGACGTTGGAGACATTGACAAATTTATGAGTTCCGATAACGATAGTGGTGAAAGCACTACTGCTGGAACAACTTTTAATGCAACTAGTTTTACTACTGCTAATAATGATTTGTATATTAACAATAATAGTCCTTATGTTGTTTGGGCATGGAAAGGTAATGGAACAGGAACAGCAGTATCTAATTCAAATGGCTCTATAACAAGTACAGTATCAGCAAACACAACAGCAGGATTTAGTATAATTACATATTCTGGAAATGCTACAAAAGGTGCTACAATAGGTCATGGATTAAGTTCTGCACCAGAAATGATATGGTTTAAAAGGAGAGATGGAAGTGCAGGTTGGGCAGTTTACAATAAAGATTTAACAGATAATGGTTATGCTTTGTTACTTAACAGTAATGCTTCCCAAGATAATAGAAACACTCAATTTTTAAATGAAACATCGCCTAGCTCTACATTAATAACTTTAGGTGATTGGAATGAAGCTAATGGAGGTTCTTCTACTTATGTGGCATATGCTTTCCATTCAGTAGATGGTTACTCAAAAATTGGCAAATATACTGGCAATGGTAGTACAGATGGTGTATTTATCAACTTAGGGTTTAGACCTGCTTGGGTTATACTTAAAAATATTGTAAGAAGTGCGGACTGGAGAATAAATGATGCTACAAGACAAGATGTAAATGATGAAGGTGGTCATCTTTTACTTGCAAATTCAAATTCAGCAGAAATAACAAATGAATATGATATAGATTTTTTATCTAATGGTTTCAAGTTAAGGGGTGGTGATGTTTATGAAAATGGTAGTAATGAAGCATTTATATACATGGCATTTGCCGAAGCACCTTTTAAATATGCTAATGCAAGATAGGAGAAGATAATGGCTTATAAATATAAAGAACGATACCTCAAGGTTGGTAAGGCATGGCAAGATGATAATGGGTTCAAGCACCCTTATAACTGGTCATCTTCATGGTCTGCTGATGATTTAAAGAAGTGGGGTGTATCTATAGAAGCTGATGTTGATACAAGTTATGACGATAGGTTTTATTGGGCAAAAGGCATTGAACGTAAACTAGAAGATGAAAATGTAGTTGATGAAGATGGTAAGGCTGTAAACGATACTATGACTGGAAAGCAAATGGTTCAGTTAGGTCTAAAATCTATATGGGTTGCAAAGACTAAAACAAATGCTAACAGTAAACTTGCTTCTAGTGATTGGTATGTAACAAGAAAAGCAGAAGCAGATACAGCTATTCCATCTGATATTAGCACCTATAGAACTGGTGTAAGGACAGCCAGTAAAACTATAGAGGATAAAATAAATGCTTGTAGTAAATTAGCTGATTTTAAAAAATTATTTGATGCTCCAGTTGATAGTGATGGCAAACCTACTGGCAATGCTCCTATGTATGATTTTCCAGACGAGGTGTAAATGGCTAAACCATCATTACAAGAAATTCATGTTTCTTTAGAAAAACATATAGTTCTATCAGATGAAAGATGGAAAGAAAGTATCTTGAGAATTAAACGTATCGAACATATTATGATTGGTACAAGTGGAACTGCTATTGTTTTACTTATAGGTTTATTAGTGAGGTAGAATGGTAGTTGCAGAAATTCTAACTGGTATTGCTCTAGTTCAAAAATCAGTAGAGTTTATTAAAAGCAACATCAGTACAGTTCAAGATATATCAGGCATAGCAAAACAAATTGATGGGTTCTTTCTCGGTGAAGAACAAATGAATAAAGGGCAGGGAAAAGGCATGTCTATTGCTGAACAATTTGGTTCAGTAGAAAAGTCAGCAGATGATTTTATTAATAGAAAATTATTAGAAGAAAAAAGACAAGAATTAAAATTCATAATTAATATGCGATTTGGTGCGAACGCTTGGGAAGAAATTATTGCAGAAAGAGCAGATAGAATTAATAAAGCAAAAGAAGCACAACGTCAGCAAAGAATACAAGCTAGAAAACAACAAGAAGAAATAATGGATATACTCAAATGGGGTGCATATGCTTTTATTGGTATTGGTATAATGATGGGTTTATTAGTTATTGGAGTTAAAGCATATGCAAAAGGCAAAATTTATAATGCACCTAAAGACTATACCAGAAATCAAAAATTAAATAATGGAACAATAATAGCACCTACTATGACAACTTGCAGATTAAAAAAAATGAAAGTTTTTAAAAATAAATTAGCTTGCATTTATATTGGAGCAAATAAAACATATGAGATGGAATTTACAGATGTTCATATAGGTTGTCCGAAAAATTATAAATGTGTTTTAAATCCTAATGGGAAAGAGCCATCAATAGATTCTGTAATGGAAAGTTTGAGGAGTATAGCTAAATGATGACTGCATTTTTATTGTATTGTGCTATGCAACCAAGTGAAAAAAATATTTCTAAAATTTATTTTAAATCAATTAATGATTGTAGTTATTATGCAGAAAAGTTAAGCAATCAAGAATTTATGTCAGAAGATGGAACAGAAACATATCAATGTATTTGTAAATTAGTTCCACAAATTGATAGTAACAAAGTAAAGGTTTACTAATGGAAAAAAAATTAGATACAAACAAAATGTATGAAAAACCATTAAAACTTAAAATAGATGAAAATAGTTTTGAATTATCTTTAAGAATATTAGGAAATGAATTTATCGCAATAAAGATTGGTTCTACAAATTTTTCTGGTAAATTAATTGCAGGTGGAATTTTATTATTATTTTTTACTTTTATGAGTTTAGAAGTTTTTGGATTAAATGAGGTAATGAAATAAAGGAAACAAATGATGGATTTAGAAACTTTAAAAAATGATATTATTCGTGAGGAGGGTGGCTTGTTATTAGACCCTTACCAAGACCATTTAGGATATTGGACAATCGGCTGTGGCCATTTAATTCGTGATGATGAAAGAGATGAATTAATGAAGCCAATTACACAAGAAAGGGCAAAAGAAATATTTGTTCTGGATTTAGGGGTTTCTATCCAAGATGCAGAAACTTTTTATAAAGATATGCCCATAGACGATAATGTTAAAGAATGTGTAATTCATATGTCTTTTCAAATGGGATTGCCGAGATTAAATAAATTTAAAAAATTTAAAAAAGCTTTACAAGAAAACAACATTGAGGAAGCTATCGTACAAATGAAAGATTCCAGGTGGTATAATCAGACCACTAACAGGGCAAATCGTTTAATAGAAAAAATGAGAAAGAGTTTATAATGTTACAAGCTTTAATAGGACCAGTTACGGGGCTTTTAGATAAGTTTATAGAGGATAAAGACCAAAAGGCTAAGTTGGCTCATGATATAGCCACTATGAGTCAGAAACACGCTCAAGAGTTAGCTAAAGGTCAATTAGAAATAAATAAAACTGAAGCCAGTCATAAATCTATATTTGTTGCAGGTTGGAGACCTTTTATTGGTTGGACTTGTGGAATAGCATTAGCATGGCATTTCGTATTAGCACCAGTTACAATGTTTATATGTGCATATTTATCTGTAGAAATACCAGAATTGCCAAATTTTGATATGGGTTCTTTGATGACTGTTTTAATGGGAATGCTTGGCTTGGGTGGACTTAGGACATATGAGAAACAAAAAGGAATTACAAAGTGAGAAAAGTATATATGTGGTTATATGAAGTATTTAACGATATTGCTAATTATTTTTGGAAAAAAGCAATATTAAGTGATAAAAAAAATTAATGTTACAAGATGATTTTGGTAAAGAGTTTATTGACTGCATTCAAGGAAAATGTAAATCTAATTGTGTTTATTGTTTAAATGAAAAGGAGCAATTATGCCAAAAGGAAAAGGAACTTACGGAAAAAAAGTTGGTAGACCACCCAAGAAAAAAAAGAAAATGAAAAAGAAGTAATGAGTGGTTTCACAACAACTTCTACTTTGTCAGAACTTATAGATAAAAGACCTATGAGGAAAAGAAAAGGTAGGAGACGATATAAATCGTCGTTTAAAGGCGATTTAAGGGCTGTACAGAAGATTTTAAAGTTAAAAGGTAGAAACTAACTAGCATTGCAGAGGAATGTATTTTTCAACTATCCTCCTAACTTGCTCAATACATTCTTCAATCTCCCCTTGAACTACAAAATGTGGTGTTTCTAAAACTTTAGATTGTACAGCCCACAATTTTTGATTAGGGGAAAGCCTGCCTTTAGGTGCTTTTAATTCAATATATAATAATTTGCCTTGAGGATATTCAACGATAATATCTGGACAGCCAGATTTTAATCCCATTTTTTTCATTTTAGCGTGCAGATAAATAGAACGCTTACCCTCGTTTGGCACATGAAAATGCCTAAAGCTATATCTTTTAGCTAAATAATTTAAATAATCATTACACGCTATTTGTATATCTGCTTCTTTGGTCATAGGGGGTTCCTCATGCCTACCAGATTCACCCCCTACTATACCTCGCAATTGGAGAACGATATAATACTTTCTACTGGCTCTCGCTGAGGGAAAGAACCTCTTAATTATTAACAATAAAATTAATTATTTTCAATAAAAATAAAAAAAAGTCAAATTAATGGTTTACTTTTATAAACCTAGAGCTTATGCTAGGTTATTATTAATTAATTGGAGAATAATAATGTATAAATATATTAAAGTTACTTACCCTGATGGCGAAGTTGAGTACTGGTCTAGTTTAAATGCTAAAGAAGTATTAAGGCTTCAAAAAATTCATAATAATAAAATTAAATTTAAATTCATTTAAGGGGGGTGTCAATAATGTACTATAATGAACTAACTAAAAAGCCTTACTCTGGTAAAAACATTGAGATTTTAGAAGCTACTGGTCTAAAAGGTGGTTTCTTAACTTTTAATCAAGCTATGAAACTAGGCTATAAAATTCCTAAAGGAACTAAAACTATTGCTAAATTAATTAGACCTATGCTTGAGGAAGTCGAGGTTAATAAAGGCAAATGGGAAGTAAAACAATCTGGCAGATTGTTCCCAGTATTTCATAAATCACAACTAGAGGAAAAGGGTGCTTAGGCATCTTTTTTCTTTTTATGAGTAAAATAATTAAAATAAAGCTTTACTTCTATAAACCTAGATATTATGCTAGGTTTAATTAAATAAATAATAATAATAAATTGGAGATAATAATGGAAAATATAACTAACTCAGACGAATACGATAATTATCTTAGAGAGCATATAGCATCATATTGTGTCACAGAATTCCAAGGTCGTGGTGCTTATGATAAAACTCATTTTTTATCTATTGAAGAAGCCAATAGATATGTAAAAATAATTAAAGAGATACACCCAAACTCTAAAGTTCTTCTTTATGGGTTGTCAAAACCTCCTCATACTACAGAAACTGTTTCTATTGCGATGGAGGGTTAATTATGAAAATTTGTATTCACACTCAAGATTTAGAATCTCGTGGCGATAGGTGGAAATATGCAGGTGGCGAAACTTATGTCATTAGGGATATTGATAAATCAGAAATATGCAAATACGATAATGTTTATTTCAAAGAGTTTTTAGAAAATAGATTCAACACTTCATATACTGGGTTGCCACCTACTAAAGAATTTGAGATGCAATCTTATATTTTAAGTATTGATATTATTAAAGATAACGAAGCTGAATGCGATGCTTGGAAAGTTCCTTATACTTTAGAGGTTCGTGATGTTATCAAAAACGATCGTTTAGATAAGCAATTATTTTGTCATAGGTTTACTCCTAGAGGAGATGACTGGTCAACAGACGAGCAATATAAAGACATTATTGGTTATGTTGAGCAACATTATATAACACCAACCAATCACCTTGAACAGTACGCTAAAGAATATGTAAATAAAGGTGCTGACCATTTAGTGGTTAACGATTTCATTCATCGTGATTTTTCAAGAAAACCATATGATATGTGGGCTTCTGTATAACAAACCTAAAGGAAGCATCAATAAAGGTGCTTCCCTTTTTTAATTGGAGATAAAAATGAATAATACTTTACACGAAATAAATAAACTTCAAAAAATCACAGATACAATTTCAAAAAATGTAGCTTGGAATCTTCATGTGGCAAATGCACTTGTTGATTTAAGAGATTTAATTAAAGAAAAACAAAAAGAAGTAACTCAATTTGAATTAGACAATATGTCTTATGAACAATATGAAGCACATTTAGCAGGGAGAGGTTTCAATGATTAATTTTATTAAAAACTATGGCGTTTATGTATTTGAATTTACATTTATATTAATGTTATCAGCATTTGTATATTTTTTATTGATAGCACTTTAAGAGTTAAAAATGATTAACCCAACAGAAAAAAAACGTAGAGGTTATCTCTTTCACTATTCCGATGGTGTTAGAGATGCCTTTATAAATAATGAAATAGACTCTATCAAAAAATCGTCTGCCTACTATAGACAAGGATTTGAGTTTGGTAAAAAATTAAAATTAGAATTGGAGAAAGACAATGGAAGCAACTAAAATTGGCAATACTGAATTATATACAGCCAGAGTTTTAAATATGTCTGTGGCTCAATATTATGGGGTCGTTAAAGAATATTCAGAAATTCTTAACCAAGCTAGGGAAATCAATAAAGAGCAACTAGAAAAAGATAAAGAAAAAGCTGAATTAAACTTAATTTATGGAGTTAGATATAATTTAAATAGGCTAGTTTTAGAAAAAATTAATGGAGAAAATAATGCATAAGTATTTACCATTAATTGTTTTATTAGCCTTAAGCAGTTGTTCTACAACACCTATTGTAGACAGTAGAGGGAAATCATCAGCAAATTTAAAAGGAGATATGAATCGATATCATGATGACCTTTTTACTTGTAAACATTTAGTAGCAGACCAGACGAATATGTTATGGAATGGAGGGAAAATAGTATATAATATGTTACGTTTCAAAGTGTTATGGTTAAGCCCTAAAGCACAAACTAGGCAGGATTTAATTAATAATTGCCTAGAGGGGCGAGGTTATAGCGTATTAAATAAATAATAAATTGGAGAATAAAATGTCGAATATAATAGATAAAATTTACGATAATACTAAAGATGGAGTGCCTAATTACTCTATTAATTTAATTGATGGCAGGCGATTATATTATAGAGGTATGGTTTTAAACCCCTTGCCAGAGTCTGGTGATGCGATTGAATACACAATCATTAATACCAAGACTTCAGCTAATGGCAATCAATACACAAATATAAAAGATGTAAAAGTTGCCACAGCTCATAGTGAGCCTATTAACCAAACACAAGCTACTAATGGTTTTAGTAAAAGTGATAATCAATCTCTAATGATTTTTGTCACAGGATTAGTGGGAAGGTCAATGCAATCAGGACATTTTTCAGCAGAAGATATACCAAAATTAACTTCTATAGCTGTAAGGGCATTTAATGAAAACTTTAAAAAATTATAAAAAACTATTTGCTGACTTTTGGGGGTATCATTCAGACGATATTCCCATTTGTTGGGGTTGTTATAGGCAACAAGCAGTTGATATACACCACTTAATACCTAAAGGAATGGGTGGGGTTAAAAACAATCGTTTAAATAGGATTGATAATCTATTCCCAG